TGCATCCTCACCAGCACCGGAACAGTCCCGAGATTCCGCACGTACAGCACCGACGCGACGGACTCGATTGTAATCGGAATAATGCTGCTGAAATTAGCCGTGGCATAGGCTGCATACTGCGTTCCGATGCTTGACGGAAAGATATTTCCGCTTACGATTGTATTCACGAGCGGCGGCGGATTCTGCTGCGCGAGCAGGCTGAGTATCTGGAGATTCAGATTCAGCAGGACATTACTGTTCGTTGGAAAGCTCATTGAGACACCAGCACGCAGCAGGAAACCGTTGCGCCCACTCCGGCAATCGAAAGAGCCTGTATCCCCGTGCCCGCCGTTTGCGCCACGTTGTAAATCATCCAGACGCCGCCCGGACTGAGCGTGAGCGTATGGTTCGTCGCCGAGCCGAGGTTCTGATAGGTGATGTGATGACGGCGGCGGGGTCCAGATTCTTGACGTAGGCGACATAGGCATCGACGGGCAGCGGCACCTCCACCCCGGAAGTCGTCGCCTGAAAGAACGGGTCGTAGAATACCGTCGTGGCGGCGTAGGTCGGGTTGCCGATGTTGCGGTTGATAATCTGCTGCGACCCGCCCCCGGTGATGTCCTGCACTTGCAGGTTCGCCGAGAGAATCACGTTCATGTTCGACATTGCCGCTCCTTACTCGATGTTAATTCGATACTTTACGCTTGCCACGCTGCATTTCAAGTAGATAGTCGCCGCCGTCCACGGCGTCGTGCTCTGGTAAATGATCGCCGCCGCGTTGACGCTCCACACCCGGAAGCCGTTCGGCACCCGGCCCAGGCCATGCTTCACCGCGAACTCCGTGTTGGGCGTTACCGGCGTCGTGCCCTGCGCCTTCCACGTATCCGTGTTGATGTCGTCATCCTGATTGCTCATGGTCGCGCCCGAAGTGATGTTCCGCGAGAGTGCGCGGGCAATCTTCGTCGTCCAGTTGGTCAGGTTATCGACCGAGGGCGTGAGGTTTAATTGGCGCGGAACTTTCAATACTTGGCGTCCTCGACCGTTCCCGCTATCGTCACCTTCGTCAGCGAGAGAGGCCCGCCGCCCGCCGGACGCACGATGGATAGCTGGAAATTCATCCCCGAGATGACCGGAAAGGCGATGCGCTGCGTCATAATCGACTTGAGATTCGTCGCGCTGCCGATGATTGCTTTGACCGTCTGGCTGTTAATCTGCGGCGCTTCGGTGCCGAGCTTCTCATCGGGGACAATCGTGCAGTAGGTGATCGTCAGCGTCAGGTTGCATATCCCGAGATTGATGTACGTCAGCGTCACCCATCGGATTGTCGGCACCCGGTAGGGCTGCGCGTCCTCGACCCGGAAGAAGTGCGTCGATGCGGCGTAGATGTCGTCGTAGCCCTGCGTCGGGTCGAATGTATAAAAATATGCATTCCCGTTCAAATCGACCATCGGGTACAGGTCTGCCGTGGTCAGCGCGTTCACTCCGCCGTTCGAGGTCGTCGCCACGTTCTTGTTGTAAACGTAGGAGAACGGGCTGAATGGACTTGGCGGCCCGGTCGGCGTGCCGGGGCCTTTCGGCGTGGGCCGGGGGATTGGAAATGGAGTGATGATGTCCGTCATCGCCACACCCCATACGGCTTTGCGGTAATCAACAGCCCGTTCGTCTCCCACACCGTCCAGTTCTTGTCCTCAATCGAATAGAGGTAGTGCCGCGTGAATGTTCCGAGCGGAATCGAGAGCCTGTATGTCAGATACACGTACCCGAAGGGATTGGACGAACTGATATAGGCCACAGGGGTTCCCGTGGCGATGGCGAAGTCGGCCATGATGGCGTCCCGCGCCCCGCCGCCAATCTCCATGAAGGAGTTGATCGACACCTGAAAAATCTGTTCGGTCGAGATGAAGATTCCGAATGATCCGTACTGCGCGATGCTGAACGGGTAGACGTTGCCGATGCCCTTGTTCGAGGCCCACATGTGGTCGAACTCGAACGGCGCAAGGGCGCTGCCCGTCGGGGACATCTGCGTGATGCCGTTGGTGCGGAATATCAGGGCGAACTCACCGAGCGCCATGACGCCCGTGATGATGTCCGGGGTATCGAGCAGCGGGTTATACCCGGCGCTGGTGTTTACCGTCGGGTCCCAGACGTTCGGCAGGCCGTTCGCGCTCCACCAGATCGTCTGCGGCTGCGTGACAATCGAACTCCCAATCGCCGTGATGGTAATGGTCAGCCCAGTACCCGTTCCCGATGTGGCGTTGGTCAGCACGCCCGCCGCGTCCGTGTAGCCCGTGCCCGCGTTGGTGATGGTGTAGCCCGTCACCGCCCCGGAAGTCGTCTCTGTCACCTGCCCCGTCGCCGTGCCGCTGCCGATGGTGAAGGTGTCTCCGACGTTATAACCCGCGCCCCCGGAATCGACCGCCGATGCGGCAATCTGGCCGAACGCAAGCTGCACCACGTAGGCCAGCACCAGCCTGCTTGCCAGCTCGAACAGGTAGAGGCCGCCGACCGAACTCTGCCCATCCGCGAGGTAGCTGATGACCTTCGGGGCATTGGCAATCCCGTCCCACTGAGAGACTTGCGGCGATCCGTTGGTGTAGTAGAGGTTATTGACGAAAGGCTGCCACGACACCGATATGCCCGGAACGAGGCTTGCCCCGCCAAGGTACACCCACGGATTCTTGCCGGGAATGTTGTTAATGGGCCGCAACTGATAGAGGCCGTTGACCGTGAAGGCGACCGTGTGAGTCACGCCGTTCTGGTCAAGGAAACTGCCTGCCCCAAGGATGGGCGCGGACGGCTCCGGGGTGAGAAATACCTTGGTGAATACGGGACGGCTGGTGAGCGCGGCGTTGCGGAACTGGAAATTGGTCGTGCTGGGGGTATGGGAGATGTCTAGCAGGTCGGCAGGAGCTTCGACGTTGAGGCCTTTCCACGTCGGATTCGCGCCATAACTGATCTCGAACGGTTCGTTAGCCACATTGGTTCAGTTTACAGTCACGAGAATCGTGCCACTCGACAGCGTGTTGATGGTGAAGCCGTTCACCCAGAACAGCTTGCCGCGATTCCAGTTCGGCGCTTCCCCGGCTGCGGGATACGTCGCCGTCCAGAGCAGATGCCCGGAGCGGTCATAAATTGTCACTGTCGCGCCCTGCGCCGGAGACTCCCACTGGATGTCCTCGATGCGCGTGTAGTTCGGGTACTGGCACCACATCGCCGTCCCGCCGCCCGATGCCGCAAGGGGCGTCTGCGCCAGATTCGGCGCGTAGAGCGTCATGTGGTTCGCGTCGGGCACGGCAATCAGGCGGTAGAAGCCGTTGTACGCCGCGTTCGTCGCTCCGATGATGGTGACAAAGGGATTGGCCGCAACCGTGAAGCCGTGAGCCGTCGCGTCAACCGTAACTACGCCGCCCGCGCTCCAAATCAAGCCTGTAGGGGAAGCCGCAATCGTGGCGATGAGCGGGTCGGTGTCGAGGAAGCTCCAAGGGTTGGTCTGAATGTTCATGGCCCGAACGGCACGTCCTCGATGTCCTGATACGGGTCTTTCGGCTGAATCAGCTTTGGATCGGGCTGCAATTCATGCCGGTCAAGCCCCACTTCCCTTGCTACCGCCAGTTCGTGACTCCCGATAACGGCGGTGTCGATGCAGTCGTAAACGTCACAGACCAAGATACCGAGTTGCCACACCATCCGCGCGAGGGGCATACGCCTTCCGCAGCGTTGACAATTCCAATAAACATGCTCTTGTTGTGAACGCCAGAGCGGCATATCACGGAGTCCCGCCCGTCAGGCCCGTTACGCCGGCGGCAGCCGAGTAGAGGTCTGAGCCGTTGTTCGAGCACACAAACTCCTGCACGTTGATGCTCGACAGCGTGGCCGATACCGTCATCCCGCCGTGGACGTTCGAGGGCCATGTCAGCGTGTGCGCCGACGAAGCGTTCTGTACGATGATAAAGGTAACCTTCTGGCTGGTCGCCGTGGTCGGGTCGGTCAGGCTCGATGCCACGCCCGTCAGCGCAATCGTGGTGTTCGCGCCGAGAACGATCTGAAACACGTTGCCGAGATTCAGGTCGCAGGTCGCCACGCCCGCTACGGCAGCCACCAGAATCACCCGGTCATTGGCAAACGCGCGGAGATGAGTGCGCGGCATCTAGTTCTCCTTCCAGAGCGATTCATCCTCGGCCGCCGCCGGGAAGAACGGCTTCGCCACCGGCGCGACAACGGGCTTTACGGCTGGCTTCGCAGCGGGCTTCTTGAAACTCTGGTCAACCGTCACCTCGGTCTCCGGCGGCGGCTGCGGCCCTTCGTCCGAGTGCTTCTCGACATGCACCTTGAGCCATCCCGCCGCTTCATCGAGCGTGTGAAACTTCCCCTCGCACTTGCAGGTGCACTGCGCGAAGAACGCCGGGAACGGCTCGGAAACGTCGAGCTTTACGATTCGAGTTTCGTGCTTGCGTGCCAGCATTGAATGTAAACTCCTGAAAGCAAAAGACTAAGGCCCGTTGCTGCCAAAGGTTCCGGGCCAGGAAGTCGCGCCCACCGAGAACCGCTGGAAGGAGATCATCTTCGTCGCGCGGGTCGAGAAGTCGTCGTCGTAGTCCGTGTCGATGGGATGGCGGTCGAAGAACTTGAGCTGGTGGCTTTCCTTGTCGGTGGTGACGAACCATGCGGTCTGGCTGGTCATCCAGTGGCAGATCATGAACTGCAATTCCTCGCCAACGAGCGAGTTCAGTTCGTTGTCCGCCGTGTACGGCTTGCCGGGAGAGCCGAGAATCTCGCGGGCGATAAACTTGAGTTCGGGCGGAATCAGCAGCCACCGGGGCTTGAAGCGCACCGGGATGCCCTGTCCGTCGGGCAGGCGCTCGAACTGGTTAATCATCAACTGGAGCGCCGTGAAGGAAAGATCAACGTCCGGGTTCGGACGGTTCGGGTACGTGCCGGGCGCCGTGATGATGTTGGTCACGCCGGGGGCGATGTTCGTCGCCGACACGCCGCCAAGCAACGGATGCGACGTATTGAAAAGGCTTACGCCGTCCGTGGTGGTGATGGACGAGAACCCGAGGTTGAACACGTTCCAGGCCGTCTGCTCGCGGGCGAACTGCGCCGAACGGGCATGGGCCTTCGGGGTCTGCTTCACCACTCCGTACTGGTCGTCCTCGATCAGTTCCCAGGTGATGCGGGAGCCGAGGCCGTAGGACAGGTGCAGGTAACGCTTGGTGCCGCCCTGAATCATGTCCGAGTAGATGACCGTCGAGCCTTCCGGCTTTTCCGGCATCACACTCGTTCCGGCAAACTCGACTTCATCTTCGTATGCCTGGGTCGAGTTCTCGATGTGGAATACCTTTGAGAACTCCTCCTCGCGCATCACGTAGTCGAGGAACTGGAGAAGATTGTGGTGAACTCCGCTGGCTAATAG